AGCATCATTTTCTTTCATAGCATCTTCTACTGCTTTAATTGCTGTTTCGATGTCTGTTTTTTCTGTGTCTGTAAGATCATCTTTGAACTCTTCAAGATCTTTCTTGATCTCATGTACTGTGGCTTCTGCTTGATTTCGAGTATCAATCAATGTACGAGCTTGTTTATCACTCTCAGCATTTTCTTCTGCTTCACGAACCATGCGTTCAATTTCATCTTTGCTTAGACCGCTATCTGATTTAATAGTGATCTTGTTCTCTTTACCGGTACCTTTATCTTTAGCACTAATATGCATGATACCGTTAGCATCGATATCGAATGCTACTTCGATCTGTGGCTGGCCGCGACGTGCTGGAGCAATACCTTCAAGGTTAAATTCTCCTAACAGTTTGTTATGTTGTACAAGTTCACGCTCTCCCTGGAATACCTTAATGGTCACTGCAGGTTGATTGTCTTCTGCTGTTGAGAACACCTGTTGTCCCTTAGTAGGAATAGTTGTATTCTTTTGAATGACCTTGGCAAACACGCCTCCCATAGTTTCAATACCTAAACTTAAAGGAGTCACGTCTAACAATAGAACGTCATTGCGATCACCACCTAACACTGCACCTTGTACTGCTGCACCTGCGGCAACTGCTTCGTCTGGGTTAACATCCTTGCGTGGAGCCTTGCCGAACAACTTTTCTACAGTTTCCTGTACCTTAGGCATACGTGTCATACCGCCAACAAGGATAACCTCGTCGATATCGGCAATGTTAATACCAGCATCTTTAATAGCAGTTTGACATGGTCCCACTGAACGCTGAATTAACTCATCTACTAGTTGTTCCAACTTAGAACGACTGATAGTGATGTTCATGTGCTTAGGGCCATTTGCATCTGCTGTAATGTAAGGTAAGTTTACACTAGTTTGAGCCGAGCTTGACAATTCGATCTTGGCTTTCTCTGCAGATTCTTTTAGACGCTGGAGTGCCAAAACATCCTTGGTTAGGTCAACACCTTGGTCTTTCTTGAATTCTTCAACTAGGAAGTCCATAATGCGTTGATCAAAATCTTCACCGCCGAGGAATGTGTCGCCGTTTGTTGATAGAACTTCAATTTGTTTGTCGCCATCAACGTTGGCTATCTCGATGATCGAAACATCGAATGTACCGCCACCAAGATCGTAAACAGCAATTTTCCGATCTTTTTTATCAGCTTTATCAACGCCATAAGCAAGAGCTGCCGCAGTAGGCTCGTTAATAATACGCAGTACCTCCAGGCCGGCAATTTTACCAGCGTCTTTTGTAGCCTGGCGCTGACTGTCGTTAAAGTACGCAGGGACTGTGATAACTGCTTGAGTAACCGTTGTACCAAGATAATCCTCCGCGGTCTTTTTCATCTTACGTAGTACTTCAGCTGAGATCTGTGGTGGTGCAAGTTCTTGGTCGTTTACACGAATCCAAGCATCACCATTCTTTGCTTCCATAATTTCGTAAGGCATTAGGTCGATGTCTTTTTGGACAGCTTCCTCTTTAAATTTTCTACCGATCAAACGCTTTGAAGCATAGATGGTATTTTTTGGATTAGTTACTGATTGACGCTTTGCGCTAGCACCTACTAAAATTTCATCTTTGCCGTAGGCAACGATCGAGGGTGTTGTTCTTGCACCTTCTGAATTTTCAATAACTTTGGGGATACCGTTTTCAATAACGGCTACGCATGAGTTTGTGGTACCTAAGTCGATACCGATGATCTTTGACATATGTCATCTCCTTATAAAGTAAGATCTAGTGAGCACTTTGCTCTATAAACTGCCCATTAAATGGTACAATTTACAAATTTTATTTATATCAAATATTCTCTAAATTCTGAATATTTGACCACTTTTTTAATTTTTCTATTTTAGCAGCTTGGGCACGTTCAATGTTAGAATATGATACAATATCCATGCTGTGCAGAATATCAATCATGGCTAGCATATCGCCTAGCTCTTCTTCTAGGTGTTCCCTGTTAGTTTTAGGTTTACCTGGTTTATAGTTATCAAGCCCAAAACGACTAATTTTGCTTACCGCTTGAATAACTTCTGCACACTCTTCTTGTAGAATGTCCATTACTTCTTTAGTTTGTGGATCCATGTTAATTTGTTTTTGCCAACGGGTTAATATATTGTCCGTCACTCATTGTTGAGCTACGGAGTGTTCTGTAGATCTTTTGAACACCTTGTGCTTGATCTACAGCATCTGCTAGAGCATTGTGAGCTGTAACCGAAGCACGATTAGGATTGATACCAATGTCAAACAATGTGCGAGTGTCACGAACTTCCCAGAAACTCCAAGGAATAGCTTTACCAATTTTACGGAAATACCATTCTAGAATAATAACGTCAAAGCCTGCGCCATGCGACCAAACACGTTTGCCTCCCCAGCAGAACTTGTAGAGCTGTGTCATAGCATCTTCAATTGAAATACGATTGGTAGGATCAAAGGCATCTGCTTGAGCAGTGGCTGTTTGATTCGCCCACCAATCTAATGTGGCAGTGGAAACTGTTGCACCTATTCTATCGCAACTATCTACATCTACTTTGACATAGAATTTTTCCATTTTTGGATCGTTAGCTTCCTCACCAAATGGATTAAACTTAACTGCGCCAATAGTTAGAATAGTTGCGGAAGGGAGGACATCTAGTGTCTCCAGGTCTATCATAATATCTGTGTTCATACAGCTATTATACTACCTTTCTGACCAATGGTCAATAGATTAATACATTTTCTTAGGTAATTGGTTATCGCGAAGTTGTTTACGCCAACGTGCCACTGCTGCACCTTTTTTGCGTTTGCGTTCTGTTGTTGGCTTTTCGTAGAATTCTTTTAGACGGAGTTCTTCAAGCACACCGGAATCTTCAACTTTTTTCTTGAAGCGTCTTAGGGCTTGATTGATGTTTTCGCCTTCTTTTAGAACTACGGTTCTTCCTACTAGCACTCTTGATTTATTCATGATTATCTATATGTAATTTAAGTAAAGATTCACAATCCTCACTAGCATATATAGCCTTTGCGTTTGCCATGGCTAAAGTTTTCAGTGTTCCAAAGTAATGTGAATTTTTTTGGGCGGCAATATAGCCTACTATCAGTTCATTTTGACTGTTAGCGTTAAAAATAATTAAATCGCTTTTTATTTTTTTATCTAACAACCAACTGGTGTTATCATTGGTGGTCCAAAGATATGTTATAACAGTTAAATTGGAAACAAGATTTAAAAGATTATTAGAAATTATTTTAGTTTGATCTGCATCCAAATCAACTAATAACAATCTAAAACCATCAATTAACACATCGTCGGGCGGAGTTACTACTAATACTTTGTCAGTCATTCGACGCCTTTAGCTTTTTGTACTCTTTGCCAGAGAGTAGAAGGATTCTGTTCTGCATTTTGTACATAACCTGCTAATCTTCTTTGGTCTTCTTGATCTGCTGATCGCCCACTCGTTCCATCCATGTCGTTATCTTTTTTTTTAGATTCTTCAACCTGTTCTAAGGCCCACTTAGCAGCTTCTTCGGCAGCTTCGTTATCTGTAAAATCAGGTTTGGCTTTTAAATAGGCTTCCCAAGGAAGACGATCAATGAGACCCTTTTCAAGTAGACGCTTGTGTCTTTTTAAAGAATCTTCAGGATGATCGTGTTTCCAATTTTTCTTAGCCTCACGAACTTCGATAGTGTCATTCTCATCATCGAGATCGTCGTCCTCATCATGCATTTCCTCCGGTGCTGTTATATCACCTCCTAGTGCAGTCAACGGTGTTTCGCTTGGGACAGGGTCTGTGTGTGTTGTTTCTTTTATATACGGTGCGGCTGGGAAAGGCCAGAGAGGACTTCCAGTAGGATAGAATGGTTCTGCCTTTGCCTTGGGCTCTTCGTCTTGTATCAGTGTTTGTGGAACAAAGTCGTTAATAGATTTTGTTTTTTCTTCTTCGTCACGAACAGTGCGGAACCATTGAAAGCTATACTGACTGGCCAATAATAAAATAACCGCCAACGGATCAAATACTGATACGATAATTATGATTACCCAAGTTACAGCTTTTTCTAGTAGGTTAGCATCTGGATTATCGCCGTAAACAAATGCCGCAATGTATTTAATAGGTCCTACTTCAGCTTCGACCTTTCGAACTTCTGCGGCAATAGGAGCTCGTTCTTCATTTAGACTAGCGATTAATTTTTGTGATTTAGCGATGTCGGATTGAATTTGAGCTCTTTCTTTTGCCTGTCTCTGTCGCATGGCGTTAGCATTTACTGCACCTTGATCGGTTTTGCTGCGAGCAATAGTTTCATCTATAGTAGCATCCATCTGTTTGAGAGCTTTTCGGTTGGCTTCGATATTTTCTCTCTCGGTCTTTATACGTTCGTCGAACACTGCAATCTTGGCCTGCACATCGCCACTCACTAGACTTTGATCACTGTGTGCCTTTGACAAGAAACCAAAAATACCCATCGAAGTAATAATCATTAGAATAGTAATGGCTATTATTAGATAAGTCCTAATGTAGGCTGGCGCTCGATTCCAATTTATCTTGAGCCATACCGTGGCAATCAGTTTGCTGACTTCTAGAACCACACCCATGACAATGATAGGAATCACTGCGGCAGCAAAGATACTAACCAGTCCTGCTACTGAATACCAAATGGCAACAGCGGATATTGTTAATCCGCTGAATAAGGCCAGCCAGGCTATGATTTTATCGCTTAAATTAATCTTCATGAGCTAATATTTATTCCCGTATCCATTGCCAATTACTGCTAGCATTTGAAAAGCAGGCAGTCTTACTTAGCGTTTTTTGCACCCCATAGGCTATTGCCTGGATATGCATACGTCGACAATAGCCCGAACCGGTTGGCCAAGTCATCACTGGCACTGCAACTCCACTGGCATCACGAACATCACGGCCTCCAATTTGCATCCAATAAGTAAATTCACCACAATTAGCTGACATGCCTAATCGTGCAGTGGTAATTCGTTTGACATCATCGTCCGTGCATTCTAACACAGTCTTACTATCAACAGTCTCTCGATTTTGAGTGGTGATAGTTTGACTGGTATAACAGTACTGCGGCTTGTTGGCTGCAACCTTAGGAGAGGAACTACAGCCAACCAACGATACCGCAAGGATCGTTAGAGCTAGAATTTTCATCACTGTACCTTGGCTTGTTTGGCTTCTGCAATCAACTGGTCAAACACAGGCTTTGGCATTTCAAGACGCACAAAGGTATAGTGACGACCTTGCATAGTAAAATGTGCAGTCTCAGTTTTTAGGTGTTCGCGAATAGTAGTATTCTTTACCACATAAGAGATCGATGTCTTTGTAGACTTTTTGTCATTGACAAAATCAATCTTGGTTTCGCTGTTGACTTCTGAATTGATGCGTTTTGCAAAATTATTCATTGCAATAGCATACATCTGTTCTTCAGCTGCTTGTGCGTGAATGCTTTCGCCGCCACCGCAGGCATAGGCAAACTCTTTCTTCCACCAGAACCAACCTTTGACACCTGCCTGTTGACATTCTTGATACCAATCTGGCTGTGCATAGTTCTTGCGTTCTTCAATGCTCTTCATCGAAGAACAACCAGTAATAGCTACTGCCATTAGACCAACTAGAATTGCCTTTTTCATCGTGTACCTTTCTGTGTGTGTTAACGATAATACTAGTATAGCACCGAGTGTACTCAAAGTCAACTCGATGTTTTACCAATTTACTTAAAAAAGATTAGAGCCATCATTACTGCTTGGACAATAAATCCCAATCCAATAGTGACCACATTGAGCATGTCTTTTTGCACTGCGGCCTTGACGAACAACAAGGTTAAGCCTCCCCAACATAGGAGCACAAGATCCACTGCGGGCATCTTGTCAGTTAGGCCGCCCATTACAGCGAACAGACTAGGAACAGTGGCAGCGTGTAGCACAATGGCTGCTAGCCAACCAAATGTCTCTGCTGAAATATGGCTGACTTTGGCAGTGGCCCAGGTTTTGAATTCCTGAAGATTTTCAAAATGGGGTAATGGATTAAATTTGTTAAAGTCTACCATTTTAGTTCTTTCCTTTGTAAAAGATATGATTACCGATTGATCCAATTTTTTCTAAGTTCCAGCGAGGGTTGACATAGTTTGCATGATAATACAATGCTTCTTTCATTACGTCAAGTCGGAAACCTTCCAATAATACCTTTTTGGCTACTGCCATACTTTCATTGTATGCGCTCTGATTAATAGGTCTGGATTTGTGAGCAGTATCACAGTACCATGAGAATTGGCAAATGACTCTGTCTATCACTACTGACTTTTGAAAAACAACTGCACAGACATCTTTTGGGAACGAGGGATGAGACGCCCTGTTCATGGTGACCTGCGCTACTGCTACTTTGCCTTCAAAATTTTCGTGTCCTGCTTCGCGATAGATATTCATCGCTAGGCATTCTAGTTGTCGTTCTCTAGTCTTGATTGACACAATATCGGGCGATGATAACATCTGACCCTCACGTAGCTTTTCCATTTTGGCAAAAGTCACATTCTGCACCAATAGGCATACTACAATCAAACCTATAACATAGGTGGTAAATCTAATAAATTTTTCCATAAGTCCTCCTTTGACTTGGTGTAATCCAAAATACAGATTACATTACATAAAGGGAGTTAACTTCACGAGGCTCTGAAAGAACCCTACTTTCGTGTAGTTGTCTCCATTAGCCACCACAGCTCATAACTTGTGGTACCTTTGGCGACCCTTGGCATCCCGAAAATACGGGTTTCTCATTGGCCAAGACCCGCGGATCCGTTTCAGCTTTTGACATACTTTGGATCTACTATCTCAGTTTCTTTGCGAAACGTAGTAATATATATCATAACATGAACAAATAGGTTTGTAAATACCTAATTAACGGCGCATTTTGGAAATATCTTGTGCTTCTTCGTCACTGAACACAGGTACGGCGTTGCTCTTGTGCATTGTAGCAATGCCTTTGACTTTGGTTCCTGTGTAGATTGGACTGGCTTTCAACACAGCATTACCGCCGGTATCTACACTTTTGATATGTGCAGTGGTATTTCGTCCTTCGGGAATCTTCAACGAATATGATTTGCTCAAAGACTCTGCCGCTAGACCACGACGACGTTTCTTGTCCTCAGCTTCAACAGCCCATTTCTTTTGTAGTTCTTTCCAAGACTCGTCCAATTCTCTAGCCTTTCTAGCATGTGCAGCCGAAGCGAATTTTTGTTTACCTTTTTTCTTGCCTGTGGTTGAAAGCCACGGACCTTCTAAATGCATTGTCAAAAGAAACCTCCAAACTTGTTAAACTATAGAACTAGTATAGCATCTAGTTTAGAGGTTGTCAACTAACTAATGCTCAAATTATTTTGTTTGTTCGGCTATGGCCTTATAACCAGACCAACTAGGATGAATTCCGTCCTTTTGAAGTCCTTTGATTGGAAGAACAGTATCACCGTATTTGCTGGCAATTTCTCTAACCAAACCTTGTATCCATTGAATGTTAACTTCGCTGGCTTTTAGATTGCCTGCAGGCAATATCCAAAATACTCGTTGAGCCTTGACCTTCTCACGCATCTTCAGTAGTTCTGCTTCAGTGTTAACATACTTGTGATCGTTAGATCCAAGACTGATAATCACTGTACCTGCTGTGAGATCATTTTGCAAATAATCTCGATTCCACTGTTTAGTATTCCATCCGCCTTTAGCGTATGCAACACACTCTTTACGAAACTGATGTGTACCAACCGCAATACTATCGCCTAAGATCAAACATTCTAACATATTGGTCTCCGTAAAAAACAACCATTGCATAACTATACAATGGTTGTTTAATATTGTCAAGCTCAAATTAACTGTTTAGAACTTTTGCTACAGAGTTCATAACGCTGGCAATACGGCCAATGTCACGCAGGTTCTCTACTGTGTAGCCTTCTTGCTTTAAAGTATCATAATGTGCTTTTACACAGAAATGACACTTGCCAACAATACTGGCTGCAAGACTGAATGCTTCAAAGTTAGCCTTGGTAGTTCCGCCATGGCTAGCAATAGCATTCATACGTAGGCCTGCTGGTAATCCTTTTAGTGCAGGATCATCAGCCATTTCAACATAGGGATACCACACATTGTTCTGTGCCATGATACTTGCCGCTGTCATTGCTGAGTCTGCGTGAACAGGGGCATCAGCTAACATAACAGCGAGTACCTTACCGTTGCCTGTAGCTGCCAGAGCTGCTACTGCACAGCCCATGGCTACATCTAGATCCAACGTGCTGCGTAGTAACACAGCGTCAAGATTCAGTTTTGTATCTTTTGCGTAGTCTGGCAATGCGCCTTTTACTGATTCTATAAAACTCATTTTAATATTTCCCTGATGATAATACAATTTGACAAATATGTTCTAGTCGTTCAATGTGTTCATCAAAATTCATTTATAAAAAATTATGTTTTTTAAGTTTATCGAGGGTGTTATCGAGATAGGTAAAATTAGGTATTCCGGTTAACGTAGCTTCGACCGGCTCATTAACGAATTCAGCCATAGTTAAAAGATATCTATTAGTCTTGCCATGATTTACAACCATGTGAGGAATTTGGCCATTAAACAGATAGAAATTTCTAGGTTCGTATATTAACCTAGTGTAAGGAAAATATGCATAGTCTTTGTAAGTTAAGACAGGAAATCTCTTTTCTGGATAACCATGAGAAAACATAACCAAATAGTCTTCGTCGCCCCCTAACATCATGTTGAAGGCAGCGTACCTATACACATCTCGATGCCAATTATAAATATGTTCTGATTCAACTAAAAAGATCTTAATGTCTAGATTAAAAAGTTCAATCAATTCAATGACTGGGTCATTTTCGAAATAGGATCTAGGAACAACGGCTCTTTTAAATGTAGCTGTAGGTTTAACATCTCGATTAGTTTCGTCCCTACCATAAAACTTAGGCACATTAGCGTAATGATAATCCATATCCTTAAAATCTTTTAGCAATGGATTATCTTCAGATAATTTTAAATTTAATTTGTAATAGCAATTGTTCATGATACTATTTATGAATAACAAGAGCAGGTATCAGTAATTCATGGCAATAGAATGATAACTGTTTATGAGATTTTGAGTGAGATTTTCTTTCGTTCTAATATCATTGAGCTCGATATAATTACTTTGAAGAATTTGCTCTTTGGTAAACCCCATGTTTCTCCAAGCAGAAAAATTCCAAACACTAGCTATTCTTTGATCAAAATAGGAACGATTTTGGTTGCACCATTCTATTGCTTTCTTTTCTGTTGAGTGTTCCGATTCCCAACTACCATCTTCTAAAATCTTATATCCATACTTTTCTGGATTCTTTTCTAAATCACTTTGGGGGTGATCCGTCATAATATTCAAAGGATTAAAAAACCAATCATGTATCTTTGATTCTAAAAACCATTGATTTGATTCTTCCCACTGCTTTTCCGTTTCTTTACCTAGACCGGCTATCATAGAACAATTAATGATCATCGAATCGCCCCATTTTTCCGAAAGATAATTTAACCACTTTTTGTTATTCTTCGCTCCCCAGCCCTTACCTATCATTTTACAAGAGTCTGGATCAAAAGTTTCGATTCCAAAATGACAACTGATCAATCCACTCTCTGGTAATATTTCAACTTGTTCAGGCCATATATCTAAAAGATCAATCCTAACATATCCAACGAATTCTATCTTGAAAGGTAAACGTTTCGTCATCTCGTGAAACTTTCTGGTCCTTTCTCTATGAGAATTTAAAGTATCATCAGTTATATGATACCTTGTTGTTCCAAACAATTTATAGTTTGTGATCAAAGATTTTTCTATTAATTCTATAGATCTGTTGAAGTCGTCTTTGTCTTTGCCAATGTTTGGATATTGACAAAATTTACATTTAAAAATACATCCTCGACTAAACTCCATTGGAAGAGATTCTCCCGGCAGTACGAAATCATTTTCGGAAAAAACCATTCCGCATTTTTCGATATCGTACTCTTTAGTTGGATTAATAATTTTATAATTGTTTTTCAAATAAAAAGGAGGATGATTGGTATTTTTAAAAACATGATCTGCATAATCTAAAAATGAATGCTCGGATTCTTTCTTGAATACTGCATCAACTTTAGAACGTTGTCTATGAGGGAAATGAGATAAAAATTTTCCGGCCCAAGCACCTCCTATAATAAATTTCACCCAGGGAAAATTTTCTTTGACTTCATCGATTATATCAAATATAATTTGATCACCTAGCCAAAATCTTTGAATACCGAGTGTTGCAAAAGGAGCATATCCAACTATTTTAGTTTCTTTCGTTATAAACTTACGAAACAAATCCAGTCTTTGTTCTTTAGACATGAAATATAGATAATCTAAAACTTGAACACTATAACCCTGTGATCTCATCCACCATGCTATTTGGTAAGGGCCTAGATATCGAACCTGACGAGTTGGATCTGTATTCGTTGTTAATATTACAATCTGCATGTTTGTATATATCGAATATTAAATACCTGGATGAATAACACAGAAACAGAACTTTGAGATCGACAATCAATACCTTGTTGAGGTTTAAACATTACAGGGTCTCGCCGCCTAATGTGCGGTTACAGGCACATAGCTCGCCGGTCTGTAGGGCATCAAGAACTCGCAGAGTTTCTTCTGGGCTACGACCCACGTTCAAATTGTTGACAGTGACATGTTGGATAACGTTGTCTGGGTCAACAATGAATGTGGCACGAAGTGCGGCACCTGCCGGAGCATAGAATACGCCCAACTGTTCAATTAAGCTCAACTCGCCACGCTGTGTGTCGGCAAATTGAGTGTGTGTGATCTTTTGTAGATCACTGTGCGCCTTCTGCCAGCTGACTTTACAGAATTCGTTGTCTGTTGAACCCGTGAGCAATACTGCATCACGGTCAATAAAGTCACCTGCTAGTTTGTCGTAGGCTACAATTTCTGTAGGACATACGAATGTAAAATCTTTTGGATAGTAAACAATTACTTTCCACTTACCTGGAAAGCTCTCGTCTGTAATTTCAAAGAACGCATCTTCTGGTTGTCCAGGTTTAACTCCTGTGACTGCAAATTTTTCTAACTTATCGCCAACTGTTTTCATATCTTCTCCTTGTGTGTGATAAAAACTACATCAGTGTTTACACTAATGTTCATAGTATATAGTCTATTAACTAGCAATGTCAATAGTTTTTTTCTAAATATTTTTTAATTACAGCAATAGAAAAAATCAATTATGCTCAGGCCGAAATGATGCTTTAAAATAAGTGATGCCTGTATCGGAATCTCGAGTCCACTCTGCACAAGAGTCACAAATTCCAATAGGGCTAGCAGGAGGTCCGTTATAAGCCGATCCATTGATATTGGTTGTAGTGTCACAGACAATAGTGTGCCAATTACCAAATGCTCCGGCTAATTCAACTTGACTCTGACACCATCTATAGAACATGTTATTAGGACCTGGTTCTTTGGGAACAAATGAACTTAAAAATACAAAATGAACATTTTTTTCTGCTAAAGATTTTAACAGAATTCCGGATTGGCCTGGCCAATACATTGTATTTGCCCACGCATCATTGCAGATTAATCCTGCAATCCTAACGCCCTTGTAATCAAATACTTCAGACGAGTTTCCTGGATAGTATATTTCCTGTTCTAATGGGAACAGTAGATTTTTTTCATGGGTAAATTGGTGTTCCCCGTCAATGATAAATGCCTGTGTGTTGGCCCACTGATTTTTATTGTTGTACCATGCGGTGCCTAGAACAATATCAACTTTCTTTTCTGCCGAGTATCGTTTGACTTCTTCTATAGCTATATCAAGCTCTAATACTCTCGGATCTTCTTTGTTGTTGGGCTTCCACATATATCCACTCAAAGAACATTCGGGAGTACATATGATATCTACTGAATTATCAAAAGCCCAATTAATAGCATTTTTAATTTCAACTAAATTATCTGCTATATTGTTTGTAACTGGGATACGACAGCCGCCAACAGTAATTTGCTTAATCATACAATACTTAACAAAGAATAGGCTTGCCACAAGCCTATTCTGAGTTTTTATTGTTTAAACAATAACTGGAGTATATTCAATACCAGTTGTAGCCAAACCAACTAGTCCAATCGTAGTTTCAAAAGCTGTTAGTTCGCTGGCAGCAACTAATACATCAGCTTGTGTCAAATTGCTGTTAGTCATCCAATTTGTGTATTCAGTGACTTGTGTCAATGTGGCATCCGTGCCAAATACATTTTTGTAAACGTGCTTGATAAATGTTTCATTGCTGACACCGCCTGCGTCAGTTTTGTAAACATCTGTAGCCAATAATGCTGTGGCTAGTTCTTTGTTGGTCCAACCTGCATCGGCAAGATGAATACCAATGCCCTTATAGGCATTAGTCACATCAGCAGTTCCTAATGCGGCAGATAACAATGCATATACATCACCAGCCCGACCAGCCGCATCATAGGCAATGGCCTTGTCGGTGAATACCACACGCTCGTGGTTGGCGAGATTAAATTCCATGTTGCTAACCAATGTGCTGGCTAACTTTACATTGTCAGCAGTTTTAGTTGTTGTAAACTCTGTACTCTTACCGCCCATTGTGTAAGTGTCAACACCTGTGGTGCCTGTGACATCTACAGTAATGTCCACTGTGCCGTCTCCTGCACGACCTGTACCTACTACACCAAATGTAGCAATTTTACCTGCGGTGCCGACTGTGGCAACTGTGACAATCAAGTTGTTGGCAATTGTTCCACCTAAAGCTGTTCCAGCAAGAGTGATAGTGTCACCTGCAACATAGCCTGTACCTGCACTAGCGGCAAGACTGTCTAATACAACAGAATATGTTCCGTCAGTTTTTGTGACATCAAATGTTGCGTCAACTCCTGCGCCGCCTGTTAACCCTGTGACGTTTTGATAGGTTGCATTGATTGGTTTATCTTTGATTGTGATTGTTGTTGTCATAATTTTTCCTTTTTAAATAATATGATCCTACCATTATACACGAACTATAAAACAAAACATGTGCGTACACGCACAACTTCGACACGATAATTTAGAAATATTGCCAAAAAGAAACCCGCCGAAGCGGGTCCTATTACTGAGTGTCATCATCCATTTTTCTCAGTATGGCTCTAATTCTACGGGCGCCGTCAAACTCTGAGTTTTCACGTTTACCGGATGTTTTAATATATTCCATAAATTCCGAGTGTGTCATACCGGTAGGTTCTACAGGTTCGCCTCCGTACTCTTCTACAAACTTACGCTTGAACTCCTGCCAATCATCGGCTGACATTTTTTGTGTGGCTATTTCTGGTGGGCCAGGCTCTTCGTATTCTACGGTGTTGTAGATCCAACTGAATCTTTGTCTGTGCCTAATCATGTCTAATATGCTTTTAGCTTTGCTCATAGACGTTGTCTCCTTAACTTTATTTTCTAGTACTGCTTTTTCAGCCGCTTTGTTGGCCGGGGGCCATGGACCGATGTATCTACCTCTCATAGCTATTCTGTATTATTTTGAGTTTCTTCAACAATATAAAAATCTGGAAAGTTAGGGCTTTTAATTCGCCCACGCATTGTTTCAGAATTACTCATCCCATAGGCTTTTGATGCGGCTGTAATACTATCAAACACTCCTAACGGAGTATGTACTTTCTTACAAATCTTTGCACGTGATGCGTCTAATCGCTTCTTAGTATATTCTTCGTCAGCATCGCGTTTAGCAATTCCTGCGTAATAATTTTCCCAATATTCTGGATTGTCGTATTTCTTGCTATTACCTTTACTGTAATTCTTTTTATACTCTGCCCATCTAATCGGATCATTTCTAAGATCTTCCATTGCAGCTTTTTGCTTTTGCCGCCAATCTTCATTTGTTTTTAATGCTTCGCCTGCCTTTTTGCGAACAGCAATAACTTCAGGCTTGAGCTCTGATTCTTGCCTTGCTTTTTTGTGCTTCTCTTTAATATCTGGATTCTGAAATGCTTCTTTAGTTTTTTCGCTTATCTCGTTTCGTTCTGTCTGGCTTTTAACCGGCACATATCTTTTGTTTATGTCAAATCCGGGTGGTAAATTACTTTTGAACATGTTCTACCTCGATAGAGTTAGCGAGTAAACTCATTTTTTCCCATTTATCTGGGAAGCGGAATCTATTATGAGCAACCTTAGTTGCATATCGTGGAGTAATACCAACAAGATTAACATAATATTTTTTGAAGAATCCTAAAACATCCCTAATAATTTCTTCGTCATATCCATTTTTTCTACTTTCGCAATTCTTGCCAAGCATATCACGTTCTTCAATCAGATATTTGGTCCAAAGATACTTGTCTTTTTTATTCCAGTCAAGAATTGCCGGAGTAAAGCGACCGCCTTCGCCTACTAATGCAGAAAAGTGTTTTGCAGTAGATTGTTTCTTTAATAAGTCTTCTGGCCTATCATTTGTAATCCAGATAATGTTGCCCCAATATTCAAATTTTGAAGGGATGTTATGTTCTCGCATCTGTGCATTTGGTGCTGCCTTAATCCAAGATACTTCTCGTGGCCTAAAAGTCATCTCAGTAGCACTCTTTAGTAATGCAATGATAGCTTTACTATCTTGTCCTCCTTTGTTTAGATCTACGTCATCTAATACTAAAACACGATGCGGTTGTCGATTAAACCATAGCAATCCAAATAGGCCAGCGGCACTCATATCAGCACCTTTGTGATACTCAACACTTGCGCTAGCATCCAATAATGCCTGAGAAACCATCTTTGTTTTACCTACGCCAGGGGGTCCAAATACAGCAAGTCCTTTTGAACCGTCGAGATCTGACGCAAAGTTAGCAGTTAAGTCGTAGATATTTTCCATCTCTGATTTGAGACGGTCTACATGTTCTGTTTGTTTTAATAGCTCGGCTTGGTATAGAGCTTCGGGGTCGGCAAATTCTGTTGTAGATTCGCGAGATATAGATCTTAGTATTGTGGTCATTTCAACCTCCTTAAAAAGTTTACTAACAATGTTTAAGAGTTGTTGTATTAGGCCCAAAGACCTAATCTCTTACTGTGCTAATAGTATAGCATCAATATTTATCGTTGTCAAATATTAATTTGCTCAAAATAAAAGGCACTACAGTGCCCAATTCGAATTCAATCGTCAAAAAGCTATTAACGGACACATCCACTGCCCTTGCGGGTCCTTGCTAGCCAAACAGTCATAGAGCAACTATGTTGCGAATTATTTAGTAGATGCCAAAAAGAAACCCGCCGAAGCGGGTTCTGCTATTTTGGATGACAAGGTATAACTACCTCGGAGTTGCAGTTTCTTAGGCTGCTAGTGCAACTTTGCTTTTGCCAGAAACAGTGTTTCCAGTGAAGCTCATTGCGCCAAACTCAAATGTATCAGCGTTTGCTTTTACTTTATTTGCTTGATTGACAGTCATCGCCTACTGTGTTGCCGTCTCTACTATCTCGCCACGTCGAAGCCAATACAGGCCCATCATAAAATGACTAGAAATACTATAGCAACAAAGATAAAACCAATTAAGGTGGTATATCCTGTGTCCATACTAATCTCCTTATGGTGGACCTGCCGGGGGTCGAACCCGGGTCCGCAACGCCTTCGCTTTGAAGGGATTACAACAATTTCTTAGGCTGGCTGAATATTGCTAGCCTGCTCGCCTTTTTGACCCATAGTCACTTCAAATCTTACACTCTGTCCTTCTTGTAGACTTTTGAAGCCACTCGAATTAATCTGTGAAAAATGTGCAAATAGATCATTGCCGCCATTGTCCGGTGTAATAAAACCAAAACCTTTGGCGTCGTTAAACCATTTTACTTTTCCTGTTACCATTTTACTATTTTCCTTGTTTGTAAATTTATCATGTGTGTGAGTGTATATTTATGAATCTTTGTCCATAATTTTTAAATTAAGCAACATGTTTTCAACTGTTAGTTTAGTTATAGTTGCCAGCATTATTAGCTTATCATCATCAGTATACGCTTCTTTGTCGAACATGTCAAGTATACTTGTACCGATCATTCGAAATGCCTGTTCTTGCCCAACAGCTAGTTTGCCCCAATCTGTAGGGTCGCCTGCTTCTACTTCTGCGGCAATTTCTACCAATTGTTCGAGTGTTATTTTTTTCATATATTAAAACGAATTGTTAAACCAGCCAACTTTTTTACCATCAGCTATACGTTGATCGTAGGCTTCTACACTACCAGGAAAGCGCCAAGCCCATACAGCAACTACGGTCATGAACACAGCAGTACTTAAGATGCCTATAGGTTTTACACCAGTGAACCACATAATGATTAGACTGGTTGTCATCATGGCCAACATAAAGTATTTCATCTTTTGTGGGAATACACGCTTCTCGCCCCAGTTGGTCAAGAACGGGCCGAACAGTTTGTGATTGTATAACCAACGATGCATACGTTCGTTGCCCTTACTGAAGCAATAGGCGGCAAATACTACAAAAATACTATAGGGCATACCTGGAGTAATAACTCCCACATAGGCAAGTCCGAGACTAATGAATCCTAATATGTTCCAAAATAACTTTTTCATTTTATTCCTTAACTGGTCTAAATATTCCAACTAAGGAATTGTCGCCCGGTGTTCGATAGCCACTTGGCCAAGATCGCGTTACTGATCCGCTTGACGGATTATTAACATTCTTAGCCGACGAACTTTGATTTCCCCCCACGAAGGTGTATACACCGCTACTAGCAGTATAGATGAAGTTTACGTGTCCATAACTCCATAGGGCAATGTCTCCTGGCTGTCCTTGATTTAACGGTATAGTAGTTGCTTTATATGCAGCCGTTTTATTTTTGATATCAAATGCCCAGGCAGTTTGCACAAATCTGTAGCCGCATCTTTTTAAAACCCAATTTACATAACCCATACACCAAGCAGTTTGATCAGTTAACCATGCTCCGGTTTGCGGATATCCTAATTCTTTCCATATACCTGTAATTTTAGAATTGCTGGGCTTCCCACCCATACCTGTTTCTTCCCACACACCTTTAGCGGCTTCATCGAGGTTCTGTGAAAGTAGACTAGGAATATCACTGGCTAAAACTACATCAGTATCAAGTAAACTTTCACCGTCGGCACCTTGCGGAGTTCCAGGAAAGTTTTGTTTAACCTGGTCGTTAGATGCAACCTTGTAAGCACTGGGATTGGCCACATATGCACTTGTTTGTCTATTAATGGCTGCTTGTGTTGCTGGCGCAATCACCACTGGTGGAACTACAAAAGATGTAAAGGTTCCAGAGAATACGTTTCCACTGCCGGTAGCAGGATGACCGCAAGTGGCCGGGTCGCCTTCTCGGCATATCAAAATACCGTTGGCATAAACCGTACTACTTGATCCGGACATTGTAGGACTGCTATGGGAGCCGCGCCCGTGTCCGGCTACTGCATCTCCCTTTCTTGCAATTGGTGAACCGTTTACAAACACATTAGAAGATCCTGCTGCTATTGTTCCGCCGGCAGTGTCGGCGCCTTGTCTCGATACTCCTGGCATATTAAAAGTCCTTGGGAATATTCTGTTTGATCTTTGCTATATAGTTGCCAAGATCATTTAGTGCTTTGCTAACTTCTTTTTCCGACGGTTGTTTATCACGGAAACTCAGCAGTTTGCCTTCCTCAATTAGGCTTCTATATGAGGTAATAAATTGCACCAATTCATAAGGCCCAATAATATGGATACCAGGCCCTTCGCCGAGCTCACGCAATTTTTGCTGGTGCCCTTCGATTTCTCCTAGTGTACTAGCTAAGGTAGTTGTTTGGGTGGCTATAATAGCTAGAGAATTTTTAATCTCTGTTGAATTTGTAGCAATTGTACCCAATGCTGTAGCAATATCGGCATAGTAACTACTGTAATCAATTGGAGTATCGTGGGCAGCCATACATTATCCCTTTATAATACTGCCAGCACTTACGGGTTGAATACCTGTGGTTTGATATACATACTGTTTACCAATTTCAGCATCACTTTCAGCCATTACTATAATTGCCTGTGTGTTAAAGGTTAACTTTGTATCAGGATTAACTGTTAATAGCACAGGAGCCATTGCTGGTCCTTTCTGAGTCATGGCCAACATAACTGGCCGATCTAAGGTGATGCTACCCATAGCATCTTCGATAAACTTACCCATGATCTCGTCACCTGAAATCAATTTGATTGTGACAATATCACCTACTGCAAATTTGTGTTTATTTAATAACATTATATTGGTCCGTCTCCATATCCCTGTCCATCCCACTGTTCGAAAAGTTTTTTCAATTCTGTAAATCCGCCAACTAATTTTCCATCTAGGAAAATCTGTGGAACTGTTCGTGCAGTTGGTACTGCTTCTAATAATTCTTCTTTGGTATAACCATCACCAATTTTCTTTTCTTCAAACTTAACGCCCTTTTGTGTTAGCAATGCTTTTGCTTGATCACAATAAGGGCAATGATATTTGCTCCATACTACCGCGTTCATTGTGTTTCCTTTTAATATCTATTATATAGCTGGCAATTCATTGTAGTCAATATTTTCTCCCATGACCCCAATAACATAATTTGTTGACTCGTTCTCCTGCAAGGCAGTCTGTTTCTTGCTAGTATCACTATGTTTGTTAAACCAAGGAATAGGAGTTGTCTTTGGCGCAGGATTATTATATTTAATACCAATATCCTTTAATGCTCCTGCTGCTGTATAGTCTACAAAATCTCTAAGGATGTTTGCATTAAGTCCAATTACCGGTCCTAATTTAAACAAATAGGTAGCCCACTCTTTTTCTTCACGGATGACATCCATATACAATGCATAGACTTCTGCTTCACACTCTTGTTTAGCCTTAACAAAGCGAGTATCCTCTTTAATTACTTGATTGATCAAATAGGCTGTCCAACCTTTATGTAGTAATTCGTCTTGCAGAATTAGGCTGATAATGTTGCCATTGCCAATAAAGATCTTGTTCTCTACCATGGCCAAACTTGTGGCAAAAGATACCATAAAGCGGAATGCTTCTAAAGCATAGCTGGCATGTAGAGCCATCCAAATTGCTTTAATGTGTTCATACTCGTCAACTGCTTCTCCTAGCTCTTTCCTGCAATTGATTCTATGCAAGTCGTCATAGTGCTTGCCTACACTTGATGCCATGTCAACAATCTCTTTGGTATCGTGAATCGTGTTGAAAACGTCTTTGGGTACATTGTAGATGTTGCGAATAATATGGCTGTAGCTCTTGCTGTGAATGTTAGTTTCAAAGAAGCCCCAGTTATACATCAAGGCTTCAACTTCTGGAAGACTACACACCGGAGTAAACACTTGTGTTGGTCCACGACCTTGTAGACTATCAAGTGCTGTTTGACGTAGTAGGTTGCTAGTAAAAATATGTTTAACTGCATCGCTGGCTTCTTTAAAGTCATTGCTGTCTTTGGTTAGGCTAACTTCTTCTGGTTGCCAAAAGAAGCCACGTGCTGTTGCATCGTAGTCTGCAATCTTTTTGTATTTGACTTCTTCAAATCGTTGGATAGTGACTGGACCTGCTGGATCTAGAAACATCTTACGGCTTAGATAATCTGTTTTTGTTTTTAGGTTATATTGTTGTTTACTCATTTATAATTTCCTGATGCAAGTACTATAGTTTACAACTTTCACAATCTTCTTCCTCGTCGAAGTTGATTGGAGATAGTCCCATAGTTGGTGCTTCTTCAGCGACTGCCTTGCTACCTTGTTTGTTAATCAAACTGTAATAGAATGTTTTTAAACCCCACATATGTGCTTGCATTAGATTTTTGGCAATTAATGTAGTTGGAATTTTACGATCAGCAAAGTGCGCTGGATTATAAAATGTGTTGGTTGAAATTGATTGATCAACATAAGCGGCTAGTACTGCTGCTGTTTTAATATAGCCATCACAATCAGTTTGTTCCCACATCATTTGATATTTGCTCTTTAACTTATGATACTCAGGTACAACTTGTACAAATGATCCTGCTTTTGATTCTTTAACACTGATCAGACTCATAGGCATTTCAATGCCGTTAGTTGAGTTAATAACAACACTGGAACTTTCAACAGGAGCAATTGCCATTAGTGTTGCATTACGAACACCGTACTGTTTCATATTTGTGCGTAGTGTTTCCCAGTCTAACTCAGGAGCAAAATCTGCTAACTCATTAACACCTTTAGCACGTAGTTCCCAGGGGAATACACCTTGGCCGTATCGTGTTTTGGCACTCTCGCCACAGGCACCTCTTTCTTTAGCTAACTCAACCGTAGCTTCTGTTAGATAGTAGGCCTGATGCTCCATCCACGACTTAACTTCTTGTAGAGCATCCTTTTCTCCGTAGCGTAAACTACGTTTGGCGTGCCAGTAGGCAAGATTAGTAACACCAATACCTAATGGCTGAATCTCGTCGTTAGACAGTTTGCTCTGTATCGACAAGAAGTCTTGATAGTCAAGAATGTTACACAGGCTACGTTGTAGAATCCTACAGGCTCTACGCATATCCTCTGGATTACGGAACGATCCCCAGTTGATAGATCCCAGTGTACATAACGCTATGCGTCCACTATCGTCGTCTAATCGCTTAAATGAACGTGTGGGTAATAGGATCTCACAACACAAGTTACTTTGATAAATCGTATGATACTCTGGATCAAAAGGTCCTTGGTTCATTACATTATCAATGAACACGAGATATATTCGACCCGTGTCTGTGCGTTCTTTTAGTATACCACTCTTGAACACTTCCTCGGCACTCATTGTTTTCTTACGGAGGCCTTTTTGTTTTTCGTACTTGACATAGAGCTCTTCAAACAGAGCAGCATCTTTATAAAAGGCTTCATATAAGTCCGGTACTTCGTTAGGATCAAAGAAGGTTATGTCTTCTTTGTTTCGGAATCGTCTCCAGAAGAAAGCACTAAGCACAACCCCATAATCCATATGACGGACTCGGGTTTCTTCTGTTCCTTGGTTGTTTTTAAGTACAATAAGATCATCAAACTGATGATGCCAAATAGGATAGAATACAGTAGCACTTGCATTACGAATGCCTCCTTGTGAACATGAGCGTAGGTCGCCAAACCATTTCTTTAAGAAAGGTATCATACCTGTGTGCATGATTTCGCCACCTCTGATGGGGCTACCTAGTGGACGTAGACGACCAATCTCCAAACCAATGCCAGCTCGCTTGCTAGCATACTTGGCCATCATCTCACCAGAAGCAAATATGCTATCCAGATCGTCGTCACTGCGGATAAGAACACAACTAGAAAACTGTTTAGTAGGAGTCCCGAGCCCAGCCAGGACAGGTGTAGCAAGAGTAAACAAGCCATCTGAAGCCGCGTTGTAGTACTCTTTGATGTAACGCATACGGGCTGCATTAGGTTCTTCTTTATGGAAGACAGTCGCGGCTGCAACCATATAACGAATTTGAGGTGTTTCATAAATCTCCTTTGTGGCACGATTTTTGACTAGATACTTCTCAATTAATTGTTCAACGGCTGCGTATGAATATGTTTCGTCTTTCTCATGATCTAACATATCATTCATTTTGTTCCAGTCGTCTTCGTTATACCACTGCAACAATTCGGGTGTGTATAATCCAGTGGCCACATTAGTCTTTACAATTTCGTAAAGGTGAGGAGGAATATAATTTCCATACACATCTTTACGCAACATGCTCACACGCTGTTTACCTGCTACGTATTGATAATTAGTATGACCAATGTCGGGATTTTGTTCTACATCGATTAGATCTACGATAGCACGTAGAGTGATCTCGTCAACTTCTCGAGTGGTGATGCCATCATAGAAGTGTGGCTGTGCTTTAATTTCAATCATGCTCTGACTAACATCAGCAATGCCACTACAAACTTTTGCAATCTGTGCCTGCCATTTTTCAATAGTCAGAGGCTCTTTTTGACCATTTCTTTTAATTACTGTAATTTCCATCTATGTCTCTACTTTATTTGATATTTATAGGTAATGCTGGGCCGGACCACACTATGTCGGTTTGAATTTGATGTAAAACTTTAAGATCATGCGCTATCCTAGGTTCGTAGTTTAATACAGAGTTATCTGCTACTAAAAAGAATTTCGAATAACGATCTTTGGGAAGCATAGACATATGTATCTCACAAACAGTATCAGTAAACCGCTGTGTTAATTTAATAGTATACAGCATACCGAGACAAATAGCAAGATCATCGAGTTTGCCGTCGATTACCAAATGCCACGGATCGGGCCATGTATCTGGTTGTTTGGGGTCTAAGAAAGGATTAACAAATGGAGCATGGCTCCAGAATTCGGCAACATCGCTCAATGGCGTATTGCTAAGTTCTAAACTATCTCTAAACTGTTTCCACTTGATTAATCTTTCGTTTCCGTAAAGATCAAACACCGTACGATATCGAGTATGATACCGTTCCGGTTCTTCCAGAAGCGTTCGGATTTCGGTATGATAATAATAGTGTCTCTATTCCACTATCGCCGTCGTTGTCTTTTAATTCTACATTAAAAACAAAATTTGTCATAAGAATCCCCTCTGGAGTTGTTGAGTATAAAGTCGAGTATGAATAGTTATCTGTAAAGGAAAACTCTCCTAACGACTCGTTTACTGTTATTACTATCTGTCCTGCTCGAGCATGATCGCCCAATTGCAAAACATAATCTATGTATGTGTATCTATTGAATGCACTGAATACTGCTAGTGGTTTAAAACCGTCTGATAAGAAAATATCATCATAGTTCATGTCAACTAGACTTGTTCGATTGGCGTTTTCAACTTCTGTAATTGCGTACTTGGTTGACACCGCAGTGAAGCCTGCTTCTTGATGTCTGTTGCTCGAACAGTCAATGACAGCATTACCACTCTTCTCACCGAACTTAACAATACTAGATATCGGAGTGGCCGCTGTGTTAGTGTTATTTCCGCAATTGATAAATCGTGATCGTTGGATTATAGTACCTGTACCAAAATCTGATTTGAAAGCATGATATGCAATTTCTTCAAATTCACAATCATTTATTCTCCAAAGATTTTCTTGTCCTAGTACACCGTTAATTACGATAGCAGTATCGCAACCAACAAACCTAGTACCATCAAAAGTAATGCTGGTATCAAACCTAGGCGGTGAGCTTGGGTCAATAGTGATCTGATCTGATCTAATAGCCAGTGGTGTTGATTCGAAAATGCAGTCTGTTATTTTAATGTTGGTTACTTTTGTACCAGCAAGCGAATTTTCCCAATATAGTGATGCAGTGTTATCTTCGACTAGGCCTGTGAGTGCATCACCTAACATGTAAGTTGACACCCATCGAACGTTGTCAAGTTCACTATCTCCTACACCTGTCAATACTGTTTGACCTAAATCGTGTTGAATGGTTAAGTTTGAAATCTTTACATTACGGGGACGATTACTACTGTTGAAATCTCCAACTTCTAATCCATTTTCTGTAACAAACAAGATATTGTTATTGCCTATATTTAAAATTGCACCGTTTTGAGTTTCACCTCGAATAACTGCTGTACTAGGTATTCTTAGATTGTTGGCAAATGTATAAGTTCCGTTAGGAATTAATAAAGTTTTTTTGAATATTGAATTTGCATTTTGGAATAGATTGTTTAACGCATTCTGAAACGCTGCGGTACAATCAGAAGAGCCATCGGGTACTGCACCAAAATCCAACACACTGACATATTCATCTAGTTTAGTTTGTAGGCTTCTAGGAATGCTTTCTGTAATAGAAGGCTCTGTTTCAGCAAATCTATAACTAGAAGCTAATTCTAGAATATTGTCATGCTCAGTTAAAACTTTGGTATTTCCCACGTAAGGAGCACCTTCAGCGAGGGATCCATTACCAATGAATAGTTCTTGTGAATCAACTGCCCATGCAAATTCTGCCGAGCTTAGTTGAGGAACGCCAATTCCTGAATTTTTTAATCCTCTTCGGACCTGAATTTTTGAGATTTGCACGACTGCCATAGATATATTCCCGTTATAGGGTATTTATCTTATTAGGTGAGCAGTTGCTTGTAGCCTTGTAAGCCCGTTGTGTAGTACTCTTCTACCTTGTTTAACCACATATCTTGATACTTGTTAAAGTTATCGGGAGTTAGGTCAAATTGCTGATATTGTAGGTCTCTTGAACACATAAAGATAACACCACGCTTCATGTCAGTGCCGTAGACTTCATTGTGAGCCAATATATACGCTGTTAGTTGTAGATAGTAATCTTCTACCCATTCTGCTTTCTTAGGCTTGTTAGTCTGCTTATGGTCTGCAATGCATGGCTGTCCTTCATATACCCCAACTAGGTCAGTAGTTCCACTGTACAATCCTGGAAAGTATAAACTTTGTTCCATAGCCCATACTTCGTCCATTTTGCTAAGTCCGTTAGCAATAATCACATCAGCCATCTTGTTGGCCTGTACATGCACAGGATTGTTGCCAGGCTGTCGTTGCTCGCCAATCAAGAAACGTTCTAGATTGGCATGCATAGCTGTACCTACGCCAGCAGCTTCTGTGGTTATCTGTTGTGCTTTAGCATGACCTATGCGATTCTTCCATTCATTTAGGTGAGTCATATCCTTTGTTGCTGAAAGGATAGTGGTCACAGAGGGTAGGCTTTCGCCGTCTGGAGTTTTGTAAACACGTTTACGTGTCACAGGGTCGTTTATTTGAACACAGTTTTTGTATTGGAATCGTTCAACGAACGGAGGTGGAGTAATATTCATACTGTATATATTACAGTAAAAATTTTAGTTTGTCAAGCCTGAGCTAGTTGTTGGGGAGCTGCCGACGCTGCTATTTTATCTACAGCAGCTTGACTATCTGCTGGAGTTTGTGTGCCGTCACCTTTTGGTTCTTCATCTGGTGCGCCAGGAACATTGAGTTCAATTCCGTCGGCATTGAAGTTCTTAACCATTTGTTGGATAGTTGGAATTGAGTCGTACATAGCTTTGAACGTTTCATAGTCTGCTGTTAACTCAAATCCATTTGTGGCCAATACTTTGTTTAGGCCGTTCCAATTTAATTTAGCTGGTGCTTTTTTACTTGCGGCACGACCAATATAGTTTCTAAGAACCATAACAAATCTATCGCCTTCATCGTCACCACTAAATTCAAAAAATCTCATTTTATAGCTGCCAATTGTTTTTGTAATTCAGCAAGTTCTTCTTGCTTTGATTTTATTTGATCTTGGATCTGTTTCTTTTGATTTTGTCTATCCAACGCCTGTTGAGCCATCATTTTCTGTTGCATCTGTGGATCAGGTGGTGGAGCACTACCAGCAGGTGCAGCACCTGGGGGCGGGGCACCTAATGGCGCACCAGGAGTTCCTGGAGCCACTGCGGGAGCAAGTTCTCTAATTTTTAAGAAGTCGCTCTCGTTGGTAATGTCAAAAAATTTCATCCTGCTAGAACTTTTAACAAACGGCTCTGACGGTCAATGCTTTCACGCTGTTCACGTCCTGCATCACCTATGCCACCTGCTGCTGGTTCAGCAGCAGCAAAATCGTCGGCTGCTGGTTCAGCGTCCATATCAGCACCTGGTTCTGCATTCATAGCATCTGGTTCTGCTGGAGCGGCCATATCGGCACCTGGCTCTGCACCCAACATGTCTGCGGGTTGTTCACCACTAGCAAGACTACGTACACCAGTTGACAGTGTATCACGTGTGCCTTTTAGTGTGTCTAGAGCCTGTTGAATTGCTGGAGCCACTGCTTGAATAAATGCCTTGGCCTGTTCTTGTCCCATCTCATCACGGATTGAATCACCTAACTGCAATAGAGTGTCGTTCTCCATGCCAGAAAGCTCTTCAATCCAACGACCAACTCTGTCAACCATTGTCTTTGCTGTGACAATCGCAGACGCTTGCTGGATTTCACCTTCTCTTAGATTACGCATATTATCTCCTGTATTTTTTGATTCTGTTTCAATTGATTCTTTCATGTTGGCTTCGATCCATTGCATGACATCCCAAAGGTCATTGACCAATTGATTTGGACGGACTGGTTCGCCGCCGCCACGTTCTGCCATCTTGGATTGTTTTCTAATTGCTGCTAGTAGATTAATTGCATCTTCTGCATTGTTAATGTACGCTTCATTCTGCAGACTTTCGCCTTGATTGAAAGTGGCACGTTTGTCATCAGTTCGAATGACAAGTGGACGGGTGGAACTAACTCGTTGTTGAGGGTTGCTGTGTACAAGAAACTTGAATTCGCCTTCAAGGTCTTCAATAGCATCGTTCATGTCAATTTCGCCACCGTCTTGATCACTGTAGGCATCCCATACTATATCGATAGCAGATTCAACATCACCATTGTCCAATGCTGTTATAATTTTTTCGAAGTCAGGTTCACCGTAACCACCACGTTCATTCATTTGCTCATCAAATGCCTTAAGGACATCTAATAGTTCTTGTTCGTCAAAGTTGCCACCTTCCATCATACCTTCTTGCGCTGCTACTTCTTGGCCATTATCGTATTGACCAAATTGTCCGGCAGGGTACTCGCCTACTTCGTAATCTTCCGGGTTAGGTGCTTCGGTGTCAATCCATGCCTGTGCTTCGTCTGGACTACTGAAAGGACCTTGATATGGATCGCTTTGACCGGAACGTGGACCTAAGAGCATTACAAAGAACTCTTGTGCTTCTTCTTGTACTGTAGTATCTACAATGGGTTCGTTACGATCCATTAGCTCTGCAACAATAGCATCGTGCATGAACTGTGCTTTGCTTAGTGTTTCGTTTTCAACTGTTTCGTTGAAGTTCGAACCACTTCGAGCTGTGTAGATCTGTGTACGCAATTTATTACGTGCATCTTCAAGTTGTTCAATGCTAAACGATTCTAGGTTTAGTTTTTGCCCAAATGTTTTTGCCAAAGATTCATTGAGTCTTTTTGCTGATCTATTATTTGTAAAAAGGTCTGTAGTTTTCATATTTCAAAGGGTCCAGAGTGATAGTGTATTTATTCAGATAGAAGCCAATCGTTGTACAATATTTTTAGCATTTACAGCACGATCACGGCTTTCACAGTATCTAGCCCATAAGGTGTCTGCTCGGTCATGATCTTGATTATTGATAGAACGTTGATATTGTGCTCTTAGCAGCTGGCTATCGTGATACCAACGACCGTATTCTTGATCCAGTCTGTATAGATTATCTGCTTGTACTGATTGTTTGTTCACTGCCAGCATGTTGGCAATTCGTATGGCGGCTGCGTTTAAGTATATGTCTTTGTACAAATACTCGTTTTGATATTTTAGATGTTTAACTGTTCCTTCACTGACTATCAAAACATCACCTACAAGAATGCCTTCCGCAACTTTAATTGGAAGAATCTGATGTTTTTCAATTAATTTTTGTTGTGCAGAACTAACTACTTGCTCTAAGCGTTTAGAAATGTTAGTCATAAAAAAAGGACCTATGGCCCTTATTTAAGTGAGCATTTGTTGTTAATTGAATATCTTGGCAACTAGATCCATATGCCCTGACACCCATCCTAATACTGCTACGCCTCCGGCAGTCATATAGATCCATTTCTGTCTAAATTTTTCTAATTCTGTAATTTTACTGGCCAATTCGCTGTGTTGTTGACAGCTTGCACCTCAAGTGCTCGCTCCGAGCCATGTGCCTAAGTTAGAAATGCCTAATATGTTTTGCCTGTTAAACTGTATTTATCCCGCTTGTGTGATTTCGTATATCCAAATGTTTGCACGATCACCTTTGCTGATAAATGCTGCCGGGTCTATATCAACTGAATTATTTAGTTGATTGGTTATAGGAACCCCGTGTATATCGTCAATTAATAGGCCAACTGGATCATTGCCTTTGAGGAAAACGCTATCACGCTCTGTATCAAAATTCCATGTCCAATAGGTAGCCTTGCCTTCTAGGTCTCTTGGCAATTGACCTGCTTGTTGCAGTGGATCGGACAGAAAGGAAAAGTTAGAACGCAGACCAATTGCCTGTTGAAGAGCATTAAAATTAGCCTGTTGACCTAATTTAGTTTTGTCTGTCTCATATCTAGAAGCGTGAGTTCTAGTAATGTCGACGAGTGTAATAACTTGGTATCTTGCCATAATATGCTACTATTTACACTCGAGATTGGTCAGCCAACAAAAAAGCACCCGAAGGTGCTTTAGTGCTTCCCATCCCTGAGAATTAACTAATTAGGACTGTAAACCAATGAATGTTGATGGGTTAGTAACTGTTAGTGTACCAGTTGCTGTAAATGTCCAAACACCAGATGATGTCAATGAACCTGCACCAACGATACGACCTAAACGTGTTGCAACTGCGTCAACATCAAGTGCGTGACCGTCACCGATAAATGCTAGCTCTAGACCGTTGGCCTTGCCTTGCATCAATGCACCGGTAGTACCGATTTCATCTGTCAATAGTGACATAGTTGCTGCGTCACGTGCTGTTGCGCCACCGCCACCGCTTAAAACACACTTGAATATTTTTAGTTGTAGAGTAGATTGTAGTGTGCCCAATGCTACTGCTGTAGGGTTGCTTCTTGTATATGCTGCCATGATGTTTTCTCCTTATCAATGATCCCGCTCCGGGACCGGCATAGTATTTATATTGGTAAGGAAAAATCAAGCCAAAACGGTTGATTTTAGTCAGGTCTAAATGGAGTCCAACGGTCTCTAGGTACTAGTTTTGAACCGCCAGCTACATATCCTTCACCGCCCGGTTTGCCGCCTGTGGTAGCAGTGATATCGCCCTCTGCTTGATCAAGCTCACGAATTACTTCGTCTTTAGCTGCCATAATCTCACGCACAAGTTCAAACAGCTTGTCCATTACACCCGGGTGGGCATCACTGTGTGCCTGTATCTTGGCTGCTTTTGCGGGAGTTTTTTGCACGAAGGCCATAAAGGCTTCAGTGTTGATATCATCTAGCTGTTTGTCTTTTGATTTAGTATTAACAAACGTGTATATTTCTGTTTGCAAATAGCCCATACCTGCAACAGGTGCTAATAAATTATTAATTGCTGCTTGATTTTTAGCTAGAGCTTCAATTTTTGCAAGATTTTCTGCACCAACTGCGGGTCTATGGCTAACTGTGGTTAAGCCAAATACTTTAAGTTCTGGATTGCTGCTAAATTGTTCAGGGTCTGTGAAGTCCTCACCACTCTTGTCTCCAAAGTAGCTGAATACTTTATGAGCGGCTACTGCTATTTTAGCTTTGGTCAGCTGACGTCCAACTTCACTGTTGCCTGTAACAGAGTAGGTTGTTTGGTTAGGAGTGAACGATATACGACCATCGCCACCTTTATAAGGTTTACCTGGATGGAATAGAATATCTCCATATACATAACCACGGAATTCTGCAGGAGTCGCCTTTTCAAATACGGGCCATAATGCAGCCATATCTCCGGCAAATTTGGCACGCCATTCTTCGCCCTTGCCACGGCTCATGATAAACTGTTTTAGTTCTTCTGGGCTTGAGCTCTTGCCTTCTTCACGTCCCCAGTTGTTTTTACCAACCATACGGAATGAGCCGTCTTCTTCACGTCCCCAATAGACTGTGGGATTGCCGTCCCATTTGATAGTAATACTGGTATTGGGACTGGCTAGATCTTTTAGAATCTTGATAGCTTTAACAGCACCGTTGGCTTCTGTGAACACTAAATCTTCTAGGTGGTTAAACTCTCTGCCCACTTTCTTGGGAGCAGGTGCTGCTTCAGCTTCGGTTAGGAATTCAAATGCTCTCATTTTGTAAGGTCTATCATTCTGCGCATCCAACCTATTGTTCCCGGTTGATAGCTTTCAAAGGCTTCATTCTTAGGCAATTCAATTCCCTGTTTGCCCAGTGTTTCTCTTGCACCTGCAACTAGTTCTTCGTAGTTGGGCAGTTTTTTAATATAATTTAGAATAGCATCAACCGAACGAATGTCTTTGACTGTGGCTGTTTGACCTAGTAGCTGTTTGGCAATGTTGTTCCAATCGTTGCCATCGGGAAGTAGTTCGTCAGTGGTAGCATTGAGTAGTCCGTGTTTAGGACTGTATTTCATGCCCTTAGCACGAGCAATTGAGCTTAACACAATATGACGATGTTCGCCACGATACTCACCTTGTCCGCCTATCATGCTACCTTGTTGGAACTTGGGATTGGCTGAGAACATGAAATCTGCTTGTACAAACCCATTAGCCGGATCGCCTTTGATAGGAGTTTTCCAGTGTACATTGTCGCCGCTTAGTTTGACATTTTCTTTACCAAATTGACTGATTAACTTTTCTGCAAATGATTTCTTATCTACTTCGTTAGCATCTACAGAAAGATCTAGATCTCCGGAACTGTTGCGTTCAAATGTGCCATCCGGATCTTCTTTGCGTCCAGTGGTGCCTAGCCATTTTACAGGTTTTTTATCATCTAGATCTTTTTCTTTAGTAAAGTCTAGGCCTGTAATTTTTTCAATGTAAAGAATAGTTTCCTCTACATCACCCGTAGCAATACGCTGTGTTAATGGCTGCTTGTCAGGGCCTTTGAATACATTGCCCCCTTCGAATAGATTACTGATTGTCATTGGATTCTTCTAATTTCTTTTTAGTCTTACGTGCTTCAGCAAGCCTACGTACTCCACGAGTAAACTTACTGGGATCTTGTCCTTTAATAGCATTAATAAGCCTACGTTCAAGCTCATCCGCTGATTCAGCGTCATAATGCTTGTGTATGCTTTCCAACAGATTAATAGCAGAATTAATGATATTAGTGGCGCGGCTTTCGATCAAGCTGTCCGTATTGCGTACTTCGGCAATTTCATTAAGTTCCTGCAGAATTGATCTGGTGCGAAGTTTCATATATTATTTCCTATTGTGTATTTAACTCATTTTAAACAATAATAACATTGTACTGAAAAATGTGCAATCGCACAAGAGCAGACTAAATACTCAGTAGAAACACTGAGTCTACACAC